CGGGGTCGGGACAATCTTGGTCAACGATCCGCCCGTGCCGGCAACGCTGTTTGATTCGGTATAGCCGGCGGCGAGGTTGCGTCCGTTTGGGGCCGAGACGCCCGTCCGCTGCGCCGCCGTCCATTTCTGCGACGGGGTTGTGTAGTGGTCAAACGAGTCGCAAAACAGGAGCATTGGCAGCCCTCCAATCAGACGCCGGCTACGACGTAGGTCACGCCGAGCCCGGCGGCGATTCCGTCGGCGGCGAGCACGTCGGTTGAGATTTGGTCGCCACCCTGTACCGAAGCGTTGGCAGGATCGATCACGGCGGGGGTGGCGGCGTCGTACGACGATAGGTCGGGGGCCTCAATCGTGATTGGCGTCGAGAGCATCAGCGCGTCCGTGTCGCCGGGGCGAATCCGCCGCAGCGTCACGGTCACGTCGCCGGCCGTCGTGACGTAGGCATGACAGCGGACGAGCCGGGCCCCGTCCAAATCCTGCGGTATCTCGATAATCCATTGCCCGTCGCCAACCTGGACGACCGAGAGCGTCGGGGCGAGCGCCGCGACGGGATGCCCGGCGTCGGCGTAGAGCTTGTATTCGTAATAGCCGATAGGGCAGCCGGGGTCGGAGCCCCCAACCCATTCAGGGCGATGCGTTCCGCCGTGAGAGACGACGTCGGGCATCAGGGGGTAAAGGGGTCGGTTGCGTAGCGGGCAACAGACGAGAGGTTGGGCGTTAGCTCGACGTAGTCAAAATTCGGATCGAGCGGCGCAACTGTTTTATGCCATCCCTCCACAAAATATGCATCGTCGGGGTCGCCGCTCATGCCCGCTGCGCCGACATGCAGATTGATTACGTCCGAAATTTCAATACGGGTCAGAATCGCCCACGTTGCCGCGGCCCGGGGGTCGGACGGGTGAATGCTCTTTATCGTGGTAATGGGGATGCGATGCGGCGTCCCGTAGTTGGCGACGTAGTAAGCGGCAAAGAGCTGGCAGAGAGCGGGGCCGCTGTACGACGGGCCGGCATACGTCTCTTTGACGATTAGGTCGGCCATCGGCGGCATCGCCCGTAGGCCGTAGTCGGTTCGCGATGCCGTGTTGATTATCGCTTGCGTCGTCTTGTCGCCCTCGGGAAAGACGCGTTTCCATCCGGGCTTGCTGCCGGGTATGAACGCCGGCCACGCTTGCGCCGCGTTGTAGATCAAGGTTGCGTCGCGGCTGTACGTCAATTCGCGGAGCTGCGCCGTATCGGAATGAGCGGCGATCCGGTCGGCGTCGCCCACGCCCCACCGGGTAAATGTCCAATCGCCGCCGGGTACGACGGCCTCCGGTGTGAATCTCGATTGCCTACCGTGAAAACAGATGCGGCCCCGGCGGTCGCACAGAATATTGCCGATTCCCGGGAATTCGGCGTCGGCCGCTTCGCGGAGGGCGGTCAATACCGATTCGCCGGGGTCGTACTTTGAATCCCAACAGGTCGAGTGACCCGTGAACGCGACAAAGAGGGGGTCTGGCACTTCGGCATCGAGAAACAGATGCTTGATTCGGTCGTCTACGTGTTCCTCTCCGTAGACAACGGAGCCCTCGTTGCCGTGGGTCGGCTCGTCGCCGTGGACGCCGGGTACCAGCTCGACCCGGGCCAGGTAGGCAAACATATCGACGCAGCGGAGCTGAACGGTCGAGACGAGCCCGGCGGTCATGGGGTAGACATCGAACGTTGCTTGATCGATTACGCCGCGGTAGGACGGTTCCCATACCGCGGTCACGGGGTCGCGAATCTGCAAGAGGATCGCCCGCCCCATCAGAGAGTCGGTATCGAGGGTGCGGTTGCGATCCTCGAAATGGACGGTTGCCGTCCCCACGTCGGTTACCTCGAAAACCGAGCTGCGCCCCGTATCGACCTCCCACCCGGCGCAGCGGCATTGCGCAAGCTCGTCGTAGCGGGCCCACGAGGGCGACGCTGCGAGCGGGTTACCCGGCGCAATCAGTACCCGGCCGGTTGGCACTATCGCCCCGCGTTCGGGCCGCGTTTCTGCTTGGGCGAGTGAATGCCATCCCGCTGCGAATAGCGCTTGACGGCGTGCCCGACCTTTTGCCCGTCGATGTAGACGGGAACCTCGACGGTCGTGCCGCCGCCCTTGCCAAACCATGCGCCGTATGCGCCAAATCCGGGGCCCGGGTTGAGCGCTCGACCGTGGACGTTGAAACCGGCAAGCCGGTTGGAGAGGGCCCGCCGCTGCGCGACGCTCAGAGAGAGCCCCCGCAAAACCTGATTCGTATTGAGCCCCTTGGTCGCGTAGGGGGCGATGTCCTCGTCGCCCTTATCGACCTCCTGCCGCACCATGCGGAAGAAATCGCGGATTGCCTCTCGCGTCTTGTCGGTCAAGCCGCCGGGCTCGGCCAACGCCTTGCGGATGCCGGCGAAGCGGTTGCGCAGCTTGCTCGGGATGTCGTCGCGGCCGGCGAGCGCATCGAGCTGCTTGCGGAGGTTTCCCTCGCCCGGGATGATTTCGCCACCCGTCGCAGAGAGCCCGATCAAGCGGAATTGCCGGGCCTGTTCTCGCTCGGCGGCAAGCTCGCGAGCCTTTTTCGCTCGTGCCTGCGCCTCTTTGCGATCTTGCTCGGCTTGCCGCTCGGCGGCCTCGCGGGCAGCCTTGCGGGCGTCGGCTTGCGTCTTATAGATGCCGGCAATTTCCTTTTCGGTTTCGCGTATGCGGGTCAGGATCGCGAGCCGTTGCTCTTGGTTGCCGTTGAAATGCTCCATCTGCCCGTTGAGCTGCCGCAGCCGGTCGCTTAGCTCGGGTATCCGCTCGACGCCCTCTTGCCCGATTAGGTCAAGCTCGCGACGCTGCGAGGGAGAGAGGGGAACGAGCGTCTTGCGCCCCGTCTTGCCGGCGTCGGCCCCGTAGAGCTGCGGTTGCCCGGTCGGGTTCATGGCGGCGTCATGGGCCCCCTTGAATTCCACGAGGTACGTCGTCCCATCGATCACGGTTTGATTGAAACCACGCTGCGAGAACGCGAGCGCATCGGTTGCCGCTTGCGCCGAATTGAGCAAGGCGACGTGCCGGCGGATCGAGCCGGCGGCCTCGTCAAACCCGGCGGCCTCGGCGGCGGTCGCGATCTTGAGCGCCGCAGTCGATTGGTTGGCGTCGGTCAAGCCCTTGTCGTAGTCGGCAAGGGCCTTTTGCGAGCGCTGCGTCGCCCCCTGCGTCGCATCGAAAAACCCCTTGGCGTCGAGCGTCAAGAGGGAATGGAACCCCTTGGCGGCATCGTTGAGCCCGTGGGTTAGCTCGCTGTTTTCGCCCGTGAATTTCCCTGCGGCGACGCCGGCCGCATCGAGCGCCGTGGTTAGGGCATACGCCCCGCCGACGACGGCCAGGGCCCCGCCGGCAGCCTGCCGAAAACCTCGCCCCGACAAGGTCTCGCGACCCTGCGAGCGGAGATTCTGAAACGAGGTTGCCGTCTCTTGGTTGTCGCGGCGTATCCGCTCGTTGGCCCGGCCCACGTCGCGGGAGAATTCCTGCGCATCCTGCGACGACTCCGCAAACGCCCGCTTGAGCCCGCGGGGGTCGCCATCGATTTCGACATCGACTTTACGGGCCATCTATTCGCCGGCCCCGTGGATCGCGTCAAACAGCCCAAGGCAATTGAGAGCCTGCACCGGGGTTAGCTCTCCGATGTCGTCGGGTCGGACGTTGAAGTATCCAAGCCGGGCGTCCCAATAGGACGAGGGGGGTCGGCCAAGCTCTCCGAATTCGGCGTCGAAGCGTCGCCAGAAAAGCTCATATTCTCGTTGGAGCTTTCCGTAGGGTCGTCGGGCTCGTCGTCACCCCCGGGGGACGTATCGAATTCCCAATGCAAGGTCGTACGGTGCGGCAGATCGGCAAGTCGGTCGTAGACCGCCGTTACGTCGTCGCGGGTAATCATTCCGGCCCGGTAGAGAACGATCACGGCGATAACGCCAAGCAGCTCCGGGTCAGAGCCGTTGAATCCGTCGCCGGCCGTCGTCGGCAGATAGTCGGCTAGACGCTTTATCCATCCCCACTCACGAATCGTGAAGGGCTCTGCGACTAGGTCGAGCGGGTACCGCCCGTCGTAGGGGCGGAATCCCTCAATAACAACATGGTCGGGCATCTAGCTCGCGCTTTCGAATCGCTTGCATACCTCGTCCGTCCCCTTGCGGAATTCCTCGCTTATCGCCTTGCTGTTTCTGCGCAGGGACGGCAACAGCGCATGCCGCATCTGCCATGAGCCCCACGCCGGATGTCGGCCGGTCGATGCCGGCAACCCCTGCTCGACCCGGACGCGTCGCCCCTCAACGCGGGTGACGTAGCCGGCCGCCGTGCGGGCATGCTTGGGCACTGTGCGGGCGTATGCGCCGGCCCGGACAATCTCGCCGGCCCGCCCGAGCACGTCGGTAACCATCTGCTCGGTATCGCCCTCGGCTCGGTCGCATGCCCTAAGAAACGAGCGCAAGCTCGCGGGCTTAACCTGTACGCCGAGAGCCGACATCGGCTATGCCTCCGGGGTGTCGTACCAGACGAGCCCGACCTCGTCGGCCGGCGAGAACGGAACCGAGAACGTATCGACCTCGCCGCGGGTTGCCCCCGGGCCGTAGGACAACGCCTGCACGTTGCCGCGTAGCTCCGGGTTGGTCACAGACGCCGGGTTGGTCATGTCGGTACGCCATGCAAACGGGAAAATCTCCCGGTCGCGATGCAGCGGATAGATCGTCTGATGTACCTCTCCCGCTCCGTACGAGCCGTAAAATTCCACGACGACGCCTTGCTCTGTCTGACCGGCGAGGTATTCGTTGGCCCCGGTCGCGTTGAATCCGCTTACGTCTCGGCGCTCGTGGTCACTCTGAGCCCGCACGTCTCTCGCGAATCCAGAGAGCACGACATCATCGACTCTGACCTCGTCTTTTAGGGCAATGCGCTTACTCATTGCTCTTTTCCTTTCCTCCCCCGTTCTCGCTCTTGACGAGCTTGATCGAGCCCCGCGCTAATGCCCTGCGCTCGGCGTCCGGGTCAAGCTCTGCGGTAAAACGCTCGCCCGGCTTATGCCCGCGGTAGGGGATGGGGCCTACCTGGTACGTCTTTTTGCTCATAGGAATGTCGCCACCCTCCACTCACAACCGAGTAGCCGGCCGTTGGTCGCAACGTCCTCGTCGTATTCGCGGTATTCCGAGACGCCGTCCGGTGTCACGGTTGCGGTACTCGCTATCGCGGCCTCGACCGACATCAGGTCGGAGGGATCGAGCATCCGCAAGAGCAACGTCTGCCCGGCCTCGTTGTCTGCGACCGAGACGCGAGCCCGGATCGTAAAAAACAGCTCGGCCGCCGGCCGAAAGCGGCCGTCTGCGTCGAGCGTGCCAAACCCGCCGCCCGTCTGAAACGGAATCGCAGGGAAAACGTCGATGCTCGGCGGGGTCGGATTGGGATTGAGCATCGGCACGATTTGCAGCCCGGGAATCTCAAGCCGCAGCGGGTCGAGCGCCGCGGCAATGTCTTGCATGACCGAGATAACCGTCCGCGGAACCGTGCTCACGCCACGCCCCAAGTGTTTTTCAGGGGCCGCAGCTTGAGCGCATGCCGGTACCACGAATTGCGAGCGGTAATGATCGGCTCCGACTCGCCACCCGTGCCGATCACGCCGAACGGACTAAATTGCTGCCGCCAATGCTCAACGGCTCTGTCGATGTTGACACCGTGAACAAGGGCCGGCGGCGGCGACGGAGCGGGATTTTCAGCGGTATAGCCTAGTTCCCAATCAATCTCCGTCGCCGCTTCATCGAGGGCCCGTTGCATGCCCTCCATCTGCAATTGCGTCGGCGTCTCGATCCGCAAGACGAACCGCAGCTCGTCTATCGACGCATACGCCATTGCCCCTACCCCTCGTGCGCCTCGATGGACGCCCGCAGCTCATCCTTGTTCATGGACGCGTTTGCCGGCGAGATACCGAGCGATTGCGCGTAGGCAAGCAGCTCGTCTTTCGTCATGGCGTCAAGCTCGCTCGGCTCGGTCGGCTCGCCCTCGCCCTCGCCCTCTTTCGGTTCGGGCTCGCCACTCTCGCCGCCCGTGCCCTCGACCCATGCCGGATCGAGACCAAGACACTCCCGGTTGGGGTCGTCGTAGACCGTGCCCATTACGGTGTCTTTGCGATCTTGCGGAGCCCCGTCGCCTCGATCACCAGCTCTGCGAAATAGCCGGCATAGGCAACCTGGACGCCGAGAACGGACGGTTCGACAACCTGCAACGAGCCGATGCGATCCTCGTACGGTTCGGCCGCAGCCGTCGAACCGACGAGGATTGAGCCGGCGTCGAGCCCGGCCGAGACGATCACCGGGATACCGGAAACCGTGCCAATCGCCCCCTGCCCGTAATCGGCGGCAGAGAATCCGGGAGACTGCGCATTCTGCGGATTGACCGGCGCATACAACGGGCCGAAAACCGTCCCGAGCATGTCCGGCGAGACCGCGATAAAGAGCCGGCCGGCCCCCTTGGTTGCGGCGTAGACGTTTCCGACCGCCGTCCAAATCGCGGTCGTAACAGCCGCCGCCGTCGGAGCCCCGGTGGGGAGTGCGGTCTCGGCCGTTGCCGCCGCAAAGAGAGCGTCGGCAAACGCGTTCTCGGTCTCAAGGGCGTATTGCCCGGCCAGGTCGCCAATGACGATGTCCATCACCTGCGGCTGTGTCCAATCGATGTCCTGCCGCGAGACGTTGACGTAGCCGCCGTAGGTAACCGCCGTGACGGGCAGCTTGCCGATCACCATTTTGCGGCTGACCAGCTCGGCCTTTTCCGCAGACTGTGTGCCAATCTGCGTGTGCTGCGTCACCCGCGGTCGCGACCACGAGCCGGACGGGAGCTGCCGCGGGCCAAAGAAATTGACCAGCGGTCGAGCCTCGTCAACGAAATTGACGACCGGCCCGAGGATTTGCTCAGGGAGTAGACCCGGGTTGTCGGCGGTCGTCTGATGCGCCGCGGCCCGGTGGAATAGATCGATTCGGCCGGCCGCTTCCTCGCCGCCGAGCCCGGCCCGCCAACGGTCGAGAACGTATGCCCCGGCGGAGCGGTATTCCACGACTTGTCCCGATTCCGGGTTGCGCTCGCGGGCATATTCCGCGGCGATGGTCGCGGTCGTCTCGCGAGACTGCCGGGCGATCCGGCTTGCCTCGCGCAGCGGCTCAAGCAGCCCGTTCACGACCGTAATCCGGTCGCGGGCCCGGGTGATTAGCTCAAGCTCTTTGGGGTCAAGATCGCGGCCGTCGGCGGACTCAACGAGACCGTCAATGAATGTCTGACGATCCTCGATTTCCTCCGCGTACCGCGTAACAAGAGCGTCGGTTGCAGACATTGCGGGAAACCTCCGGCAGTAGCCGTGACATGGTCACGTCGCGACTGCGCCCAATCCCGCATCTGCCGGCCCGCCCTGCGGTCTACAACGGCAGGTAGATCAATGCGCTAGCGGACAGAGTACCTAGTATCCAGCTCGGAATACAAGCGCTCAAGCTCGGCAAGCCGTAGCGAGTCGAGATTTGGGGTTGCGGTGGGGGCGGCTCGCTCGCCCTTCCCCCGTACCGCCAAGACCCTCGCCCCCTCGTATGCCGGCTCAGGAACAAGAGCGATATGCCCCAACCACGCCTTGCGAATCCGTACGCGGTTGCGCGTTTCCCAATGCTCGCCGCCCGGCATCGGCAGATAGCCGGCGGATGCGTCTAGGCATTCGTCGTCGGCAAGGGCGAGCGTTTCGTCCCCAAGCTCGGTATTTGCGATCCGCACGACCGCTACCAATCCCTCGTCTCGCGAGGGGTGGAACGAGACCGCCCGGCCAACCGTGCGCTCGGCCTTATGGTCGCGGTTTGCCCGAATCCGGTTGGCCCGACGCTCGATCCCGTCATACGCCCCGCGGCTGAAAATCTCGGTCACCATGCGGCCCTCAAACGGGACGGTTGCCTCTTGCTCGTATGGCGTGACGATCAGCTCGATTGTCCGCTCAGGG